AGTGCTTTGGGGTCTACGGAGACAGTCACGGTGGGTGCAGGTGGTGCTGGTGATACAACTGGCGGGGCGTTTTCCGCAGGCGTGGCGGGCTCTGATTCATCATTTGGCACATTTATTGCAGGGAAAGGTGGATTTGGTGGCAGTGCGGGTGCTGAAGCCTTTAGCCCTGGCGCTGGTGGACTCCCTGGCGGCGGTAGTTATAAAAGTGGAGAGGGCGGCACTTGTGTTGATGCTGCTGCCATTACTGGACTGGGCGAGGGAGGGCATTCTGGCGGCGGTGGCGCAGGTTGCGGGCGCAGTGCAGCGAATGCTTACACCACAGTAGTTCTACCAGGCGGTGATGGCGTTGGCAGTGATGGCGGGATATCAGGCCAAGCCGTTGTAGGTACGGCAGGGACAGCCTCTGCAGCATCCACTAACTCGTCCGGCTCTGGCGGTGGTGGTGGTGGCGGGCCAACCGCTGTTGGTGGCGCTGGTGGTGCCGGCGGCGGCGGTGGTGGCGGTGGCGGTTGCGCTATCGCCCCTGCTACGGGCGGTAACGGTGGTGCCGGTGGTGCCGGCCGCGTAATTGTACTGACACTGGGGTAATCATGGCCAACTTATACGACGATATGGAAGCTGTCAGGGAGAACCAAAAGAACCTGCGGCTTGTGGCCTCCGGCAAGGTGAAGCTGCCTGATGGTGTCACGCTGGAGTCACTAATGGAGATGGCCGAAGGGCAAAAAGCCAAGCTAGACAAGGTAAAGATTAAGTGATTGCAGGCTATTTGATAGCGGGCCATGCGATCACGGCCTTGCCTGGCTCAAGCTCTGCGCCACCACCCCCTGATGAGCGGGTCATAGTGGGCGGTGCTGGCTTTGATATGAAAAGACAAGATGATGAGGACATGCTGGCCATAATAATGGCCTACATGGCAGAGGATTAGTGCCGCATGGGGCGTTTCCATGCTTTTTGGAGGTGATTTATGAGTGAAGAAGCAGCAGCAATTGAAGACGATGGCATAGTTTTTGACAATGACCCGCCTCCAGGTGAGGAAGTGGCTACACCTGAGAGTTCGCCGGAAGAAATCGAGGCGAAAAATTTACCGGAAGAAAAAGAGGGCGAAAATTTACCGGAAAAGACTGAGGGTGATGCTGCTCCGGTTGCCGAAAAGACTGCTGATGAGATTGCAGCAGAAAACGAGGCTATCAGACAGCAAGCCTATGAAGCGCGAGAGGCCAAGCGGCAAGCCAAGGCGCAGAAAGAGGCAGAGGAGCGGGCCGAGGCTCAGAGGCAGCAACAGCCTGCTCAGTATGCTGATGTGCCTCCCCCGCCTGACCCTTACTCTGATGATTACGACCAGCTGGTTGCCGAGCGCGACAGGATTATTGCCCAGAACGCAGCGGCAGAGCGTGATCAGTTGTTCTTACAGCAGCAGCAGGAAGCCCAGTATCGGAAGTTGCAGGAGGAGCAGCAGGCGAAAAATGAGGCTATGGTAGCGAGCTATAACGAGCGCATTACAAAGCTCGGCGTGGATAAGCTGGAGCTGCACAAGGCTGCAAGCAATATTGAGCTAATGGGCATCTCTGAGGAAGTATTCGGGCGGCTTATGAAGGATGAGCGCGGGCCTGAATTGGTCACTTATCTGGGCAATAACCTCGCTGAGTTACAGAAAATGAACGCTATGGAGCCTATTGATGCAGCGGTTTACCTGGCGACCACTATCAAGCCTAAAGCACAGAGACCGCCTCCGGTCTTAACCCCTCCGCCAGTAGAGACACCAAGCGGCGGTGGCGTCACTGAAAACGAGGGATATTTACAGGGAGTGACGTTCGAGTAGGGGGGTTGACCCCCTATTGGTAATAGTTTTATCCTATAGCCTACAACCTCTATTAGGTTGATGTCGTATCACGACTACCGCCGTTTATTTCCCTCTACGGCAGGGAGTTGCTGCTTAAAACTGGCCACAGCACCAGAAACGACTTCAATTAACTGCCTGATAGAGGGGATTTCCCAATGGCTAACAATTTTAACTCGAACACCACCACGAAACTGATGAGGTCTTTCCTGAAAGGCTTTGAGAGTACGCGCGTTGTGACCCGAACGGTCAATACTCAGCTTATCTCTGGTCAGTTTAATCCGTCCAGCGGCACCACTGTTAATGTGAAGCGCCCAACGGACTACAAAAGCTCTCGTACTGCTGACGGTGACCTGACCGGCGAAGCCCGCGACATCATCACTGGTAAGGCGACTGCAACCGTTCAGGATATGTTTTCTGTGCTGGTTGACTACAACAACGTCGATGAAGCCCTGAAAACAGACCAGCTCGACCAGTTGCTTGCGCCAATGGCGACTCGCATCGTGACTGATCTGGAAACGGATTTCGCTGGCTACATGGCCAAAAACTGTAACCTGTCCTACGGTACTCCAGGCACTGCGGTTGACGCATGGTCTGACGTTGCCGGTGCTGGTGCATTGCTGAATAACATCGGCGCACCTCAAGACGCGCCCTGGAACTATGTGATGTCTCCTGGTCAGGAAGTTGCCTTGTCGGGCGCACAATCAGCTCTCGCCTCTGGCAAAACTGGTCTTGTGGATAGTGCATGGGAACGCGCTCAGATTTCCAGCAACTTCGCTGGTATGAAGGTGATGTGCAGCAACGCACTGAACAGTCGCACAGTAACCACTGCTGCTGATTTGGTTGGCGCGTTGGCTTCTGCTCCTGATGTGACCTACGTCACTGCCAAGGACAGCATGACGCAAACTTGGGCGGTAAGTGGCTTCACAGCAAACGCTGTTGTTAAAGCGGGTGATGTGGTCGAGGTGACGGGTCGGTACAGAGTTTCAAACTCTACTCGCCTGCCTATCTTTGACGCCGCAGGAAACCAGATACTGTTCCGAGGTGTTGTAACGGCTGACGTTACCTTGTCTGGTACTGGTACTGGTAACTTGGTCATTGCAGGCCCAGGCATCTACGAGGCGGCTGGAGCGTATAATACTACCTCCGATGCTTTGGACTCTGGTGATGTTATCACCATCTTGGGAACCTCTGGCGCTACTGTGCAGCCTGCGTTGTTCTACCATCCTCAAGCGTTCGGCCTTGGCACTGTTAAGCTGCCTAAGCTCAACGGCTGGGATACTACAGCCACCACTAAGGACGGATTTTCGCTTCGCTGCACCAAGTTTAGCGATGGTCTGACAGGCACCCAGTCTGTGCGTTTTGATCTGTTGCCAGCTTATGCAACATTCAATCCCTTCCTTGCTGGTCAAGGCTTCGGCGCATAACACCAACCCCCCGCAAGGGGGGTACTCTTTCAAGGGTTGCGGTGAGCAGTAGTGACGCGCAGCCACAAGGTAAAGGCTAGACGCAATGACCACTCTCACAGATAACAAAGCGGGTGTATCGACTACGGCAGGCACCGGCAGCGTTGTCATATCCGGCCCTCTTGCTCAGTTCCATCCGATTATTGGCAACATTCCAGACGCTACGCCTGTCTCGTATAAGATTCAGTACGCTGATTCTACAAACGGCACTGACTACGAAACCGGCACAGGTGCTTACGCTTCTGGCTCTCAGACTGTCTCCAGGCTTGTCATTAACACATCCAGCAATAGCAATAACGCTGTTGAATGGAGTGGCGCGCAGATCGCTGTGTTTATTGTGGCCGATGCTGCCACGATTAACAGCATGGAGAACAAGACTGAAACCGCTACCGCCAAGGTAATGACCGGCGATGAGCGCACCAAGCTAACTGGGATTGAGGCAGGCGCAGACGTTACCGATGTGACCAATGTGACAGCAGCGGGCGCGGTGATGGATTCCGAGCTTACAAGCCTCACAGGCGTGAAAACGCTGACCGTACCTGATTCAACCACTATCACCACTTTCGGCGCTTCGCTGGTTGATGATCTTGCCGCCTCCAATGCTAGAACCACTCTAGAGCTCGGTGGTGCTGCAATACTGAATGTTGGACAAGTGGCCGGCACTGTGGCGGCTGGTGATGATGCGCGGCTTACAGGGACTGAGGTTAGCGCCCTGCCTGCTGCTGACCCACTGGACGGCACTGAAACTGTGCCTATGCTACAAGGCGGTTTGGCTGTCACGGCAACCACGGAGGATATAGCAGCCGACCCACCTACTGCCTGCATGGCTGTAGCGCGTGACAAGATTCGTAGATTTAGTCACTTGATCGATGCAGCCGAGGGATTTACCAGTAGCACAACAGGTGATTATTTTGGCAACGAGGCCGCTGTGGTCTGGTGCAACGGGGCTGCTGCTGCCGAGGTCACACAGGACAGCGGGGGAAAGCTAGCCTCCGGTGTGGCTGTCTGTGACGCTGGTACGTCATTAACCGGATTTGCTGGTCTGACCGACACCATACACATGGTTTATGTCCCTGCCGCGAGTATCTTTACCGGCAAATGGCTGGCGAGCGTCAATGTTGCGCCTAATGGAACCGACACCTATGTCGCTCAGATTGGCTATGTAAAAACACCAACCTCTATTGTTGATCAAGGTCTATTTTTCAGGGCTCGCAATGGCTCGGCTAACTGGCAGGCGGTGACAAGGGATGGCAGCTCAGAAACAGAGACAGACACCCTTATCCCGATAACCTCATCCGGTTGGCTGGTGTTTGAAATTGATCACACAGCCAACACGGCGGTTTTCAGGATTAACGGCGCTCTGGTTGCAACGCATACCACAACCCTGCCTGCGATTCTTACAGTGCTGTATCCTGGCGTTACTATACTGAAGTCAGCAGGGACTATCAGCAGGCAAGTCATAGTAGACGCTTATAGCCTTGATCTAACTGTCGGGGCACCTACGGCAGTGCTGCAGGGTTATATATGACAGGCACCTTATCCATAAACAATACACGGCTGATGGTTAGCAGTTCACGCCTGAATATTCCTACTTGGAAGTCAGCACATAAACTGTCTGGTCAGGACAATTTCTGGAACCCAGCGGGTATTGTCGGCGGTTACTTTACTGACACAGCGCCTGACTCTGCTACAGCGGGGACGCTTGGCGGGCCTCCAGGTGCGAGGGCTGCTCTGTACGAAGATTTCGGGATGTCCGATGTTGACGTAACCCTTGTCTGGAATGGCGTCCATGACGCGCAGGCGGGGCCAATGGTCTGCATTAATACGGCAGAGGATGAGTTCGGCTTGACGTTCTACAGGGAGACAAGCGGAGTCTTGGCGGGGTGGCACCTTTGGAATGTTGGCCGCGACCCTAGTCAACTCACAAGCGCAATGCCTGCGGTAGCACAAGACGCTCCGCATGTAGATGGCGATGATGTGACCCTCCGAATGGTAGTAGATGGGGATAACCTCAAATGCTACGGAGATGGTGATCTCAAATTTGATTACACGATACCGGCCAACCTATTAGGCTCCACTATTCACGGTGTTTCTGTGGACGTTCATTTGTATTCAGGCAGACCGGCAGACTTGCCCTGTGCCTTGGCATCTTCATTCGTTCTTGAGGGCATCTAATGCCAGCCATGTACCCACTTGCAGCCGCGTCTCTCGCATCGCCTGGATTAATGGGTGCCGTTGCTGTTGCTCCAGCCACACCGATTACCGTTGTCCAGACATCATGCTTTGGCCTGACAACGGCAGGGGATGTGATAGAGCGGGCGCTCAAGGCCATACTGGTCGAGGGCGCTGATTCAGCACTTGAGGCTGACGAGTACGCAGACTCTCTTGATGCTCTGAACGATTACATGGCAATGACCGAGGCTAACGGCATATGCCTGGGCTACACTCGCGTCTGCAATATCGCTGACACTGTTACAGTACCTGATAGCGTTATCTCTGGCATCGTTGCCAACCTCGCTATCTATATGGCTCCTGACTTTTCGGGCGTTGTCTCGGCGGGTCTTGCCAAGCGAGCTAAGGAAGGTATGCGGGCAATGCGTCGAGTCGGGCGCAAGAACACAGCGACACAGTTACCCTCTACGCTGCCAAGCGGGGCGGGCAACTATGACAACGTGACCCTGTGGTCAAACTATTACGAAAAGAGCGTAGCGGCGACTTATACGCTCTCAGGCAACCGGCTTGTTACATCGATCAGCGCAAGCTCTGCGGCGGTCAAGGTTCAAGGCCATTGGAGTATCGAGCAAAACACTAATCTACACGCCGATATCAGTGGGCGCATCACCAATACAGGCGACAAGGTAACACTGACCCTCAACGCTTCGTTTACCGGTACGGGCTCAACCTCGTCCGGCATTGTCGGCTTTGCCAAGAGTAATGTTATATCAATCTACACTGAGTCAGCGTTTACCAGCTCGCCTGTGACCGTATTGGTGTCAGGCACTGTCACGCTGGATACTGGTGAATATCTCGATGTAGTTGTTGCTGACCTGGTTAGCACTAACGATATGGCCATCACTGACGCCAGGGTGAGGCTGACATAATGCCATCTACTCTCTTGCCAATTGCCACAGGGTTCTATGAATCAGGGTCTTTGCCTGTCTCTGCCCAGCGCGGTGTTAATTGCTTCCCCCATATTCCTGACGCTACGGCGCTGAATGCTGAACTGGTTTGGGGAACCCCAGGCATTCATCAGGTGGCTACACTTGGCGCGAGTGCTGCACAACGCAACCGTGGGGCTCATGTATTAAATGGAACGCCCTATTTTGTGAACGGCAACAACCTGCTGCGGCTGGAGGTGGATAACACACTGACCAACCTTGGCACGATTGAGAACAATATCAGGGTGTCGATGGCTGACAACGGCAA